AGGATAACTTCCGCAAAGGCGGATTCGTTGACAACGGACTCAAGCCGTGGCCGAAGACCAAACGGCAGATCGGCGGCGGAAAGTCTGCCGCCAGCCAGCACGGGCCGCTGCTCAGCAGTCGTCACTATCTGTTCGACGAGGTGCGCTACGAAACCGGCGACTACCGCGTCAAGGTGATGAACACCGTTCCCTACGCACCGGTTCACAACTGGGGCGCGACGCTGACCCCGGCCGTGACGCCCCGAATGAGGCGGTTTGCGTGGGCGAAATATTATGAAGCGTCCGGGAAGTCCTCGGCAAAAGGCAAAGGCCGCAAATCGGCTAAAAAAGGCCGACAAACCGGAATGGTCACGCCCGAGGCCGCCATGTGGCGGGGACTGGCCCTGACAAAGAAAAAGCACCTGTCGATCCGAATCCCACAGCGGCAGTTTATCGGGCCGAGCCGGGAACTCGATAACGCCATGCAGGCCGATTTCGAGAAGCAAGTAGAACAAACCCTTAAACTCTGAATATGGAAAGCATGAAACTCGCGCTGATGAAGCGCATCAAGGAGCAGATGATCGAACTGGTCACGGTCGATGAGGATTACGGACAACTGGAGACCCAGGAAGATCAGTATCCCGTCGTGTTTCCGTGCGCCCTGGTCTCCAGCCCCAAAATCGACTGGGCGACGCAGAGCGCCGTGCGGCCGGTCATCCAGCGCGGCACGGCGACGCTCACGATCAAGCTGGCCATCGACTGTTACGACGACACGCACATCGGCTCCTCGACCGAAGACAAGGCGACAGAACGCGAGCAGATGAATGATCGCCTGTTCCGTCTCGTGCAGGGATTCCGGCCGTGCAAGCAGACATCGGCCCTGTCCCGCATCGAAAACACGGAATATCCGCTCGGCGGCGGCGTAAAGGTCTACATGACCACGTTCCAGTACACCGAGATGGTTTCGGACGTGTAGGGGTCACTCCCCGGTGAACAGCCGCAGCTGCGCTGACGACAGCCGGGGAACCTTGACCTTCGGCATCGGCCTGATTCCGCTGTCGGGGTTCTCGCGGCTATACTGCCGGATGATCGAGAGAACGCGCTGCTCGGAGATGAAGAACTCCTGTGAGGAGAGAATCTTCAGGGCATCGTCGAAACGCAGACGCTGCTGCTCCGTCCAGTAGTACCACCGGCGTGCAAGCGCTTCGTTGCGGTTCGAGATGAGCTGTTTGTTCCTTCCTTTGGGCATGCGTCCGATAAATTGCAGATTTGCACAACAAAAATAGGGCGAAATCAAAATTTTCGCCCTATTTGCTTAACGATATTAAGATGATTCTCCGGGAAACAGCTATCTTTGTTTCAAATCCTTTTACCATGAGACAGTTGTTTCTCCTTATATTCATCAGCCTTACGGGCATTATTCTCTCATCCTGTTCGGACAAAGACGAAACGCAAGCATCCGACACTCTGTCGGGTACTTATTGGAGTCAAACTTTCGCCGATGGAACGCATTACGCACTTTCTTTCGGAATCGGGCAGGGATGTGTGTTTTCGTGGAGAAGTCCGGATTCCGGTCCGACCTACCTGAACGGGCGGTATTCCTGCCGGTCCGATGAAGTGACAGTGGAGTTGTATTCACGCGAATATACGGGTCATATCGAAGGGGATGTTTTATACATTTATTTATCGGCAAGAGACCTCGCGCTAAGAAAGCAATGAAAAGGGGAGCATCATGGCCACGTGTGGTCGGAAGAAAAATCTTCCGGCCTTTTTTATGTTTTCGTGGGTATTGATGTGTGTCGTTTTTGGAATATATTTGCAATATGCATCTGATATTCAGGCAATTATATTTGGTTTTGCGGGTTATTTTGATTATCTTAGTACATTGATAATCAAAAGATTATGGCAAGTTTTAAGGATCACAAAGTAGGGGTTAACTCCCTGTTGGGAGTCATTCCCGAAAGCCTGCTTTCCCACCTTTGCGTCACGACAAGAGTCGATTACTACAGCAAAGTTCTTCACGGCAGAAAGATGTTCTACTTGCTGCTGTACGGCATCTTGGAGAACGACCGGTTAAGTCAGCGAACGCTCGAAGACACTTTTAACGATTCGGTATTCAAGATTCTGTTCGGGCTGGACGGATCTGAAAAAATACGCCGCAGTTCTCTCTCGGAGCGGTTGTCGAAAATCTCTGCGGATTATTTCCGCCAGATTTATGATTATGTCTATGAGCAGTTCTCGGAGTGCTATTCCTGCTCGGAGATGGAGCGATACAACCTTATCAGGGTCGATAGTTCCATTATTTCAGACACCTCGGGCAGGATGGCTGAAGGTATGGACAACAAAAGCGGTAAATTGGCGGTAAAATATAGTATCGCATTAGACGATATGTTACCATGTGAGGTAAACCTGTTTGTCGATCCGGTGTATGGGAGCGAAGATATCGCCCTGCCCGAGATTGTGTCCGGACACCTCAAGCGACAAGCGAATCATCATAACATCTACGTGTTGGACAGAGGGCTGCAGTCCACGAGGAATATGGCAGCCTTCAGTAAAGAATCGGTATGCTTCATTGCAAGAGCAAAAGAAAACCGAAAATATGTCGAACTGGAAAAGATTCCGTTTACAGATAGCGATTTAGGAACTTTAGAACTTATCCGTGACAGCAAGGTCTATCTCTACACCGGGCAGCCTGTAATAAACAAGCGGGGTAATAAGCATTACCGGCAGGAGTTGGTTGAAGAACCCTTGAGACTTATCATAGCGCGCAGTAAAGAAGAATCGCTAACGGAGTATTGGTTCATTACCAACAACTTCGAGCTTACACCCAAAGAAATCACGGATGCTTACCGCAGAAGGTGGGATATCGAAGTATTCTTTCGTTTTATCAAGCAAGAACTAAATGCAAGCCATCTCATATCGCTGAACAAAAACGGAATAGAGGTCATACTTTATATGACTTTGATTACGGCCATGTTGGTATTGATCTACAAACGGGCGAACAAGATAGGTTATAAAACCGCGAAACGACGTTTTGCCATGGAGGTACGCGATCTGGCTATCGCATTGATTGTTCTGAAATGCGGAGGCAATCCCGAGGTGTTCTTCAAAACATAAAAAAGTCGGAAGATTTTTCTTCCGACCACACATGGCATCATGGCTCCCCTTCGGATGAATTACTTGTCCCCATACGGTTTTCCGCAGAACGTCTCCTATTCCATTGCCGCCAGCGAAAGCGGCAATGTCTGTTTTACGCCGTTGTCGTCTTTGTACTGCACCGAGACGAACTGGCAGGTATCGACGGGCTGGTAGGATGCCTGAATGATGTCCGTCGCCTCGATCAGTTCGGGATAGCCCGATTTCTTAGCGATCTCGCGCAGTTGCAGCACCCGGCTCGCCTTGAGGTTGCCCTTGCGGTCTTTGGAGAGCAGGTTCATGACCATCTCCGCCAGCGCGGCCGAATCGGTGTCTTTGGCCAGAGATGCAATAAAATCTTTTACTTTGGCGACGCCGGCGTTGACCGTGTCGTCCCAGCCGTCGTTCGTGCGGTTGCCGAGCGTGACGGTGATCCGACTGTCCGAGGTGGTGAAAGAGTTGCTGCGGCGGTCGGTCTTCGTCTTGAACAGGTCGTCCTTCATCTGGATCAGCGCCTCGGCCTCGGCGAACACCCGATCCTTCTCGGCGCGCATCTGCTCGCTCAGCGCCCGTAGGCGCGAGAACCCGGTCCGGCAAAACTCATCGACACCGTTCTTGTACGCCGTAATGTCCTCTTCGCGTTTCTGTTTCTCGGCACGCTCCTCGGCCTCAAGCTGCGCCTTCAACTCGGCGCGTTGTGCTGCTGTCATCTTCGTAATGTCCATAATTCAATCGTCGTAAATATTTTGCACCAAATCCATCGGATACATGTTATATACACCATTATCCGCATCTTCACAGAGCACAATGCCTACGAGTTTTCCGTTGTCATCGAATGAATACATCGCATCCTGTGGTTCTTTAATTCCTTTGATTTTTACTTTCATAGTTTTGTCATTTGTTTCGTCGATTCATTTGCAGATTGCACGGCTTTCCGGGATGCTTTCCAGAGGAGCGAATCGCGGTGCGTTTTAGGTATCCACCGCTGGGGCTGCGCAGAATAGGCCGGCGACGGAATATAAATCGGCCGATCTACGACCAGCACCTTCCGACAGGGGCAGCATCCGCCCAAAAAGAGGGCGCAGACGCATACTGCAAATGCTTTTCCCGTGAACATCTTTTTCATTGTATTATTGAATTAAAGTGAAACCATATACCCACACCCACGGATTGCGCTCCCAGGTTCCGCGGCCCGATACTTCGTCGATGAGCCAGGCGAAGGCATCGCGTGGAAAATCAAAAACTGGAAAATAACCGGGGATTGCGTAGTTTATATTAAATCCCAACGCTTTTCCTACTTCATTTGCCTTCAAAACTTGAACCTCCTCCTTCATGCAATCCTCGTCCGAAATATCCTGCAACCGCTCGACGCGAACCGAGGTGATGCGGATTTGGTGCGGCATCAATCTGGCTTGGACGTATAACTTGTTGCGCCACCCCTCGCTGTTTTCTGCCTCCTTATAACCATTCTTGGTAACAAGGACATAGCAAGGATGAAGTTTTATTTGTTCATAGCTCTGCGCCACGGCCACGACCTCGCCGAGTTTGAAGGCCGGCTTGTATAAATAAACTCTTTTATATCCTAACAATTTAATATGATCGATACAGCCTTTATTGAATCGCTCTACGGAGTTGTTAAATACATCGTAGACTTCATTGCACACCGTTCGTCTCGTCATGGTCTTTCGCCCCTCGATAACCGCCTGCGTCAGAGAGTAGCGGTCGTTAAACATAATCTTCTTCATATTACATCGATTCTTCAATAAACCAATCAACAACTGATAGTTCATCCTCAGCTTCAAGCCGCAATGTTTCCTGCCGCTCAGTCGCTTCTCCAGATTCGTGTATATCATTAAAGTGTTCCCATCTTTTGCGGCATTTTCCTTGTTGTTTCCGTAATACTCTGGCCAGTATAGCCACCTCTCGTGTTGACAAACCGAGCAACGTATCACTATACATTGGACACTCGGCTTTCGGGTACTTAATCCATCTCATATTTTTTTCTTTTAAAGTGCGTAGGTCGCCCGGACTCGAACCGGGATAACAGCCGCATCGCTTTGGCCATTGTGCTATACCTCCGGTGGAACCGAAAGCCCTGCCGACCCATGTGCCGGTCTTTCCCGGCTGCCAGAGGTTTTCGCATCACCTGTCCGATGGAGTCAACCGTCTATTCCGATTTGCCACCGCCACCCATCGGCGGACATCACCCTGCGCCATCGTCGCTCTACTTGCCTCGATCTTCATTTGCTAAAGGGGGTTTGCGGGCAGCCGAGGACTCGAACCTCTCGTTTTGCTTTTCAAACAGCCAATTTTTCCCATTTTCTGTCTACCTGTCGCTGCCCTGCGTATTTACTTACCTCATCCATGCACCTCCTCTCTGATTGTTACATATCTTCGAATGACGTCGAGCGCTTCAGCGTAAGAATGCGCTTGCATTACCTCCTGCATCATTATTTGAGCGACAGCCCCGGCATTCTGCATCCTACCGTTAAATTCGGCATGTGCCCTGCTGTCGTGGAACCCGGGGCGGCGAGCCGCAGCCATAATCGCTTGTCTTGCTTTTCGCATCAAGGCGAACACGTTGCCATCAGGCCCTTGCAGATCGACTTCAATAACAGGTTTATCCATATCAACTCGGTAATTGGTTTTCTCGAATAATGAGCGGAATCTGCACGATCCGCTGCGGCTTCACCGTCCGGGGCTTGCGCAGGATCGCCTCCAGTTTCGGAACGAGGGTCTGCAATTCGTCGATGGTCAGCATGCCGAACGGTTTGCCGGCAATGCGCGGGTCGAGGCAGAATTCGTTGACGGATCCGAACGTCCGGTCGGCCGTATCGACACCGAGCCGCTGCATGCGGTTCAGTGCTGCCGAGCGGGCTTTGCGCAGCCGTTCCTTGTACTCCGCCGAAGTTTCTCCGAGTTGCTTACCCGTCTGGAGACATTCGCACATCTCTTCATACTCGGCCGGAGTCATATCCCGCAGCGATGCCGTGCGTCCGGCGGTGAATTGCGACACCAACACCTCCTTGTGCCGGTCGAGGTCGATGCCTTTCGCCTTGGCGATGGCATAGAACCGGGAGTAGTTACGCTTCTTCCTCATGGGTCCGCGAGTTTTCGTCCGACTCGATCAGGGCTTGCGCGGAAAAGGTTTCCGCCAGGAAGATGCGCATCCGCCGCTGGCGGGCAATCAGGTATTCGAGGGTCGCGCCCTCGCTCTGCCGCCAGTCCGGGAGCATGTAGATTGCGTCGGAGCGGAGCAGCAGAGCAACGTCCTTACCCATCTGGTCGGCCCACTCGGCCTCCAGAGGCAGGCCGTTGCGGAGCGGGCTGACCGGCTCGAACCCGAACCGTCGTATTTTCGTTTCTGCCGCCTGAAATTTGGCGATCACTTCGCTGATCGGCAGATCGGTGATCTTGCCGCTGATGTAGATTTTCTGGATATTCATAGGTCAATCTTCGATTATACTGCTGTCATGTAACAATTCCTTGTACCGGCGATCCCGCGCCGTCTTCGTGTCGAATTTTTCAAATGTGCGCCATTCGGAAAATCCGAATTGCTTATGCTTGATCCGAGGTGTCGGCTGATCGTCCTTTCGGATGAGCATGAAGCCGGCCTTCATCACTTTGTTTTGCGAATCTAAATTCATATCGTTTCGGTTTTAATGGTTTACCCCCCCCCAGTAGCGCTGCGCGCCCTCCTCGTAGACGGTGCATTCGCCCGTCGGACCGATGAAGCGGCCCTTGCTGAACGCCTTGTATCCCTCGACCCAGATTTTCAGCGCAGCGTCGTACATTACTTTGGTTGCCGTGCGCCCGTCCGGACGCTTGCCGTCAGCATGGCTGACGAAGATCAGCAGCTTGTTGCGGTGGCGTTCCTTGAAGGCGATATACTCCTTGTACGACATCTGCGTGTACTGGAAGGAGTCGATCACAGCAAAGTCCGCCGAACGTGGTTTCGAGAGTTTCTCGTCGAGTTCCTCGGGAGTCATCCGTCCGTCGATCTGGAACCGGCTGCCGCACTCGGTCATGTTGTACCGCCGCAGCGTCTCCTGCATCGTCAGATCGACGCCCTCCTCTTTCGAGAGATACAGCCCCCGCAGTCCCTGCATGCAAAGCGCCCGGCAGAACGAGACGACGGCCGAAGTTTTGCCGTTGCCGGAGTTGCCCCAGAAGAACACCACTCCCGTGCGTCCGATCTCGCCCACGCAGTCGTCCCAGATTCCTCCTGGGCGAATCGTTCGGTACTTGATCGACAAAACCTGCTTGGCTGATAGTGTCCGGCTCATTTGAATTGCGTTTGAAGGGTGTTTGAACGGGGTTTACTGCTGAATTTGGGCGAGTTTCTTGCTCTTGTGGACGGACTTGCGCACGCGGCGCATGTCGTAATACTCCCGGACGGTTTTCTTATCCCACGGGTTCGCCGCCTTTTCGATCACCGTCCGGGCGTCCTTTACAACCTCGTCGATGCTGTTCTCGGCATCCAGCCCGTTGGCGCGGCAGACGGCCGAAACCTCGTAGCGGGTGGCCGGGGTCAGGTCGATGAACCGGCGGCCGATGCGCGAGAAAATCTCGTCGTAGCCCTTTTTGTCATAATCCAGCCCGGTTTTCATGCGGCGCTTGATGTACTCCGTCGAGAGGAAGATGATCCCGCAATGCCCCTCGAGCGCGTTGTAAATCGAGATGAAGTAGTAGAACACCGTATCCATCAGTTTGTCGCCCTCGTCGAAGATGAGCAGCGGCCGGTCGAGCACCTGCAGTTCGTCCGTGACGGCCTGGAGTTTTTCCCGCAGGCTGTCCTGATTGAGTTTGATGCCGATCACGCGGGCCATCTCCCGAATGAAGTCTCCGCGCCGCATATCCTCGGAGCAGGAGATCACGAACACGTTATCGTGCGCGGCCGCATACTCGTGGGCCGTGGTCGTCTTTCCGATCCCCGCGTTGCCGACGACCCACGACACGTTCTGGTTCGCCTGGGCATCCGCCATCAGCAGCATCAACTCCCGATAGGCCGCAGTCTCGCAGATCGCCCATTCCGCCGGTGTCGCCGGGGCGACCTGCGAGCGGATGCGCAGGAACATTTCGTCCGAGATGTTCTCGAACCTGCCGTTCACGATCGTGCTGATCGTCCCGGCACTCATTCCCTTCAGGGAGTTCACCGCTTTGTTCTGGCTGGGGTACTTGGCGACATACGCCTGCAACTGGGCCTGAATGGCTTGTTTTTCTTCGAGTGATAATTGTTTCATATCGTTTGTTGTTTGGAATTTACATTCGGTTGAAAATCGCCGTCGCATCGTAGTCCATGTTGCTGACGGCTTTGGTGTATTCGCCGACGGAAACCGGCTCTGTGTCCGGCTCGGCCGGCAGAACAGTCACTGCGTCGGCCAGGCGTTCGAACTCCTTTTCGCTGATGCCCTTGATCGCCGGGGTGCGCAGTCCGTGCTGCTCCGGGGCCACCCCGTGCTCCAACTCCAGCGCATGCGCTTCGATCTGGCGGCGCACCCGTTCGCGCTTGTTCATCTCGTCGTTCAGCCGGATCAGCTCCATGTCGCCCGGCTGCTGTTCCTGGATATTCCGGCGAACGGCCAGATAGGGATAGGCCACCGTCTCGTAGCGCAGGCCCATCGGCGTCTGGGTGTAGAGCAGCGCCCGGCCCATCCGCTGCGGATCGAACCGCACGAAGAACTCACGGCCGGTGTTCTCGCGCCGCCACGCGTAATCCGGGCGCCCGTCGGCTGTGAGTACCTCGTAGGTATATTTCTGATTGCGGTACTGAATGGTGATGCCGTCCGCCGTGAAAAGGCTCGGCTGCTCGGTGGTCAGCCAGAACAAGTCGATCATGTCGATCTCCGAGACGATCTCCGTCGCCGGGTTGATGCTCGCACGGTACATCTCCTCGTGAGCGACGCCCGTTTCGAAGTGCGCCATCGCATTCCATTTACTCCGGGCGGCGGCATAGGCTGCCAACATCTCCTCGTAGGTGAAAAGCGACGCTTTGTTCGCTTCAAGGAATTCGCGGTTGATTTTCCAGGCTTCCTTCGACGACATATTGCCGCCCGTGAAACGCCAATCCTCGTGCAGCACCTGCCCCTGGAAGCGGCCGAACACCGACTCGATGGTCTTCGATGGACCGTTGTACGGAGCCGTCGGGCGGGTGATCCGGCTGATGCCGGCGAAGAACTTTTGCGCGAGTTTGCTCCGCTGGCCGCCCTGGTTGTCGGTGACGATCTCATAGGGTTTGTGTCCGGCCGTCTCGACGGCCATGCGGAACGCCGCGAACTGGGCGTCGAAATTCTCGGTTTGACTGATGCTGTAACCCAACAGCGTCTCGCTGTATGCGTCGATCACCTCATAGACCTGCACCGTGCGGACGACCAGTTTGCCACCCTCATAGGCTTTGTAGTAGAGGTTGAGTTTCGTACCGTCGCCGTACCACAGCGAATCGCGCATCGACGGCATCTCGGTTTTGTTGTGACGCGCGAAGAGTTGCTTGGCCGCCAGTTCGCCATAGACCGCATCGTACCACAGCGGTTTCACCTCCGGGCGTTCGAGGTACTGCACCAGCGACGAGAGGGAGTTGAGCGGCTTCCAGCCCCGTTTCCCGGCGATGCGGTTGAACTCGGCGAAAAGTTGCCGTGTAGTATAAACCGGCACGCGGCTGCGGCGCAGCGCAATGATCTGTCGCCCGGCGGCCTGCGTGATCTTCAGAGTGTTATTGTTGCAGAACTTGCCCGAAACGAGGCAGCCATAGCCCTCTTTCGAGTACTGGCGCAGTTTGTCCCGCAGGCGCGCCTCGCTTCGGGGCAGCGTGTGCCCGTAGATTTTGCGCAGCTGCTCGGCCGTGGCAAAGAGGTTCGACCAGATCACCGGCGTCGTGTTGTTGCAGGCCCGCCGCATGGCCTTCTGCGTGTTGAGCATCTCCCGCAGGGCATTCAGCACCCGCGCGTTCAGCGTGTATTCTTCCTGCTTGTCGAGCGGCAGGTGTTCGCCGTTGGGCAGCAGGTGATCGTGAAAGTATTTCTGCGCCGCCGTGTCGGCCGGCAGCGCGGTCTGTTCCTGCTTCATTGTCTTTTCGGGATCACCGTATTTTGCTTCGAACCGCTGGCGGAACCGTTCCGGGAGCGAATAGTACTCGATGAGGGCATAACAACCCAGGCCCTTGCCCGGGCGGAGAACATTGATGCGATTGCGAATGACCAGTTTTTTATAATTGGATTCTGTCATCACCGCCTCGCCGTCGTCCGACCGGGTAAGCTCGTGCATCGTCACCGCCAGTATGTTTCCGAAATATTCCATCGTTCGCATTTCTATGTTCCCGCGCCGGTATCGCTCCGGGCAACGCCTCCGCGTTCGCGGGAAAACCATCATATTTTATCCACTCGCAACCCCTCAGGAGTCATAGCAAGCGAATAGCCGCTCTTTACGAGGTCGTTCACCAGCGGCGGCGCGCATCGGGTGACATGGATCAGAAATTCCGTAGAGCCGAGATTGCCGACAAAGTGTCTCAGCGTGCCGTTGACGCATATCGTCGTCGAGCTGTGCCGTGCGATGATGTCCATCGCCTCGGTGAAATGTTCGTGGATCATGACTTATCCGTTTAATGAGTCCGATAAGTTCTGCGCCTCGAATACGATATTGCCCCAGTCGCGGATTACCACATTCTCGTATGTTTTAATCTTCTTCCCTTTGTGGCAAATCATCGCCATGCATGCGTCATTGTCGAATTCCACCCGAACGCCGTTCGAAAAGGTTTGAATAATGCGCTGTACCTGACCGTCGTCACCGCGGACATAGTCGATCTGGCAGTTGGGCATAAAGCCGTCGGTAACATCAATAGGGCTGATAACCCGCCCACCCATCTCCGGAGATAGGGCAAGGCTGCGAATCCGCCGGGCCAGGTCAGAATCGGTCTGAAAGGTAAGAGCAGCCCAGACGGTCACGGCGCTCACCTTGAATACACGCCTCAGACGTGCTTTCTGCTCTCGTGAAATGTCTATGTATTTCATATATTATGGATTTGTATTTTTTTTCACTACATTTACCACGTCTTAAAACATTAAGACACGGCAATATTAGTAGTTTATTTTCTAATATGCAAGTAATTGTGTGAGATTTTTATCTATTATTTTATGGGAGCTATCGAACGATTGCGTCAATTTATTGACTATAAAAAGATTAGCAAGTACCAATTTTATAAAAAAACAGGACTTGCTAATGGCTATTTAGACCGGATCGGAAGTATCGGCTCCGACAAATGCGAGATTATAATCGAACAATATCCGGAGATTCGATTAGAATGGCTCATACTTGGAAGAGGGGCCATGTTGCACAGCGAGGAGATACAACTGGCAGCCCCGAAAGTTGAGGCACAATTTTCGCTTCGCACGGATAAAAAGGTCACCATGCAAAATGTTCCTCTATACGAGCTGGACGCTTCTGCCGGTCTTGTCGCTTTGTTTAGCGATCAAACCCGACAAACACCCATCAGTCATATTCAGATTCCTGATCTTCCGCCATGCGACGGCTCCCTCTACGTGCGAGGCGATTCGATGTACCCTCTGCTGAAGAGCGGCGACATCATTTTATACAAGGAAGTCCCTCTTGGAACAAATGCCATCCTATGGGGCGAGATGTACTTGCTCTCATTCACAATCGACGACGAGAGTTATATCACGATCAAATACATTCAGAAAGCGGATGACGAACGGTTCGTTCGGCTGGTCAGCCATAATCCACATCACTCACCGAAGGATATTCCGGCCGAATCCATCCAGGCCCTCGCGTTGGTAAAAGCCAGCATCCGATTCAATACAATGGGGTAACACAATTATCTCGCGCGGTTTTCCGAGATCCGACAGCAATACGATTCGATTATTTCGCTGTTTCCTAATTCATTACATTGAATAGCAGCAAAAAAAGCAACTAAAAGAGGTGTCATTAAGGGGTGGCTATCGCTGCTTTTTTCTGCATTTTTACGGGATTTCGTGTCATTAAATATCATTTTGACGGCTTCTATTAACACGATTTTGTCCCCCTAAATGTCCCCCTAAAGCAAACATTTCGTTTTTTTTATTGTCGTTTGGCTGTCCCCATAAATGTCCCTTTAAGTGTCCTCCTAAATTTCAAAATTACCGCCGGATCACTCCATGCGATTGAGAAAATACACCCCGGTAAGAAAGGATTTGAATGGTTTATGAACACCGTCTGAATAATGAAAGTTGAAGCCTAACCGGATAACGGCTGATGGCGGGCGGAATAGCCGTTGTGCGGGACTGTTGCAGTGTTTTCGCACGAATACGCACGCAAAAAAACGCCGCCGAAATTTGGCCGTTTCTGACCGTTTTCGGTGGCGATGTAACATTGCGGTTCGAACGCCGCGTTCAAATCAGGGTCCGGAGTAACACGAAAGTAACGTCAAAGTAACATCTCGTTTCGCAGCGCGTCCGGGGGTGTCGTGCTACTAACTCTCTGATAAATACCGGAAATATATCGTTTCTGCCTCTGCTTTTCTTTTATACATCTCGTTTTATCCCCGGTAACCACGAACGCGGGGCCTCCGGCTGCCGGGTTCTCCATCACCGTGCCCTTGAAGTTGAGCCCCAGCGGGGTGGTCTTCACGGTGCCCCAGTTGATGACCGACGACAGATCGACGTTCATGAAGACGATCGCCGAGTCGTGGCTCTGGCTCTCCACGAGCATGGTCACGCGCTTGCGTCTGCCGTCCGAGAGGTAGCCCGCCCCCTGCTTGAGCTTCGTTGCGCCGTCGCTGGCGGGAATACCCGTTGTGAGGGTGGGCTGGGTCGCCGATTTCTCGAAGAAATAGTCGAACAGGGCGATCGCCGACGAGGGGATCGTGCCGCTCACGGTGAACTCGCCCGGCGTGTACTGCACGTCGATGGCCGCGCCGCTCTGGTCGATCTTGCTCTCCGTCTTGGAGGCCTCGGCCTGTGCGATGGCCAGCGAGCCTTCGGTGGTGTAGATTTCGTCCGCGTCGGCGAACGTGGTGTCGGTCAGGGTGTTCACCTGATCCACCAGCTTGATGCACGCGCAACCCGTCATCAGGTCGCCGAGCATCGCTTTCGATAAAGTCTTAGCCATTGTGTTTGGTTTTAAAAAAGGTTGGTTTCTGCCCGCCGCATGCGCCCCATGCGCCGCTGCGGGACGGTGTGAATCGCTTCTTCCCGGAGCGCGGTTTTTTTTGCGGAGCGCCGGCGTTTCAGGCCGCGCGCTTGCCGGATCGGATGCCCTAACCCTCCAGCCTGCGGGCCGTGAGCCGCCGGATCAGCGCCGCTACCCGGTCGGCCATCCCGAAGATGCGGAACGCATAACCCATCCGTTGGAGGTTTTCATCGATGCTCTTGATCTCCCACAGGGCGATGTGGAACACGACATAGAGCTTGATGATATTGAGCGGCAGGGTCAGCCATTGGTGCCCTTCGCGTGCTGCTTCGAGGGTGAAGGCGTTGAGCACGTAGATGAACAGGATGTAACTTCCCAGCTTGAAGACCCACCGCAGCCCCTTCTTCGAGGTGCGCGGCTCTCCCGCGCGGCGCGTGGCCGCCAGCCCCGTGAGTAGGTCGGCCAGCATGATGACGAAAAGCATCGTGATGAAAAACACGCTCACCCCCAAAACCCGCTCCGCCAACGCCCGGTAACATCCGGTGGCGAGTGCCAGCAGGTTTACGGCCAGGCTCGCCGCCCCGCCCAGCAGGCCGCAGTCGCGCACCTGTGCGCTCGTAAAATCGAACGCCTGCCGGATAAACCGGTATTGTTCAAAGAGTTCCCACATGGTCTCGATTTGTCGCCGCAGTTCCGGCTTTTTTTCTCCCGGCCCCGCCGCAGCTTCGTGCTGCGGGTCGCCTTGCCGTTTCGCTTGCGCTTCCGGCTTGCAATTTATCGTGCGATGCCGCTTGCGATGCCGGCTTGTGGTTTGGTTTGCAGTCCGGCTCGCGGTTTGGGTTTGCAGTCCTGCTCGTGGTTTGGGTTTAATTCGGCATTTTTCTCCCGGCTCCGCCGCAGCTCCGGTTCACGGTTGGGGGTCTGTCCGGGCCGCTTGTCGGGCCGGACATTCGACCGCTGTTCCCCGACCGCTGTTCCCCCGATCGCCTTTCCCTTGTCTGCCCTTTCCCGTCCGCAGTCCCCCCCCCGATCGCCTTTCCCTCCCCGCCTTTTGTTGCAACCTCCTCCTGTCCGTGCAGGGCGACACCGGGGTCAGGAACGGGGGACAGGACCTGGGTCGGGAACTGGGGCCGGGAACGGGAGCCGGGAGATTGGGTCGGGAGCTCGGGGCGGGAGTTTGGGGCCGCGCTTCGGTCGGGGCGGGGCGGGTGCGGGCGGCGGGTCAGGGGCGCTCGATCACGAAACGGTGCGCCGCCTCGTCGTAGCGCACCACCGTGAGCCGCGAACAACCGCGGTGGCCGATCACGATCCGCTCGCCGCGGATCTCGGCGATTTTCTTGCCGCACGAGCAGCGAAGCTCCTGCACGGCCGACCTCTTTTCGATGCCCATTGTTTTCGTTTCAGGTTCCGGTGCAAAGTAACAACACGAACGAGGCGAAAGCAAATCTGACCCGAAAAAACTGCACCCGGCCTCTTCGGTACCGTTGCGGGACGCTTCCCGCCGCGATTCCGCGTGCCTACCGCCGGTAGCTGGGGCCGGCATGCCCGATGCGGTCGAACATTTCGGCCATCCGGTCGGCGATGCGCACCCCGTAGGTCGCCTCGATCGCCTTCTGATCGAGATTCGAGGTGACGATGGTGAACAGCCGCCGGTCGTAGCGGTAGTAGAGCAGGTCGATCACGGGGGTCAGGCAGTTGCCCCACGATCGCACCGCCGGCGCCTCCACCCC